TTATTCCGCGTCCTGGTCATCGTCAAACAGCCGGCCTTGCATCCGCGCCAGTTCCTCTTTCCTGACTCTTTTTACAACGCTGTATACCCACTGCAAGGAGCATCCGAACTGTCGCGCCAGGTCGTGGTGATTGTGACCGTTGAATGCGGCGAAAATCTGGCGGTCGCGCTGGCTGACTTTCCACGCCATGCCCATTGGAAAGTAAACGTTCTGGCCACCCCAGACTTGCATCATCTTGCTCGCAACCGCTTCGCCAATCTGTTCGGCCACTTCAGGACTAATTGTGTCCACGACTTCACGAGCCGTGATTGCGGTATGCTGCGCCAGTTCGATCAACAATTCTGGCCCTTTGCTGCGAAACGTATTGGTGTCATTGCTCATGCGTTTTTCCTCGCTCTGCGTTGCCACTTTTTCAGTTTCTCGATAACACTGCTGGCATCTTCTGTCCCTAACCAGCGCAGACCATCCACGCCTGTTTCGCGTTTTACAAACGCAGCCAATGCGGCTTCTGAGCGGTCACGAACAATCCCCATATCAGCCATTTCCAGCCAGAGTGAGCGGATTTTTTTAGACTGCGGGTGATCATCCAGTTTGCGTGTATTCTGGTTTTTCGCTGGCCTGATTTTGAAGCCGCGCTTTTTCATCGCCTCCAGCACTATAACTAACTGCGGGACTGTCATGTCCCGCGTAGAGTTCTTCTTTGTCGTGTTTGTCAGAACCTGGCGATAGGTATCATCGTCGATGTGCAAATCACGCTTGGCAATATGGATGAGCTTAATTAACTGGGTTTTGTTCATCTATTTTCTCTCAATCTTCGCCACAGCATCCTGCCCCGCGCTAACCGCATGATGCAATTTGGCTTCTTTGCCTGCCTGATACCCAGCCCAGCGAGCGTCTTCATCCCCCCGGCATTTCTTAGCCTCACGGCTTTTCAGCGTACTGAAACCATCGCCTTCAAGTTTTATCTTGCGATAGGATTCCATCAGGGTTTTCTCTCTTTCATTAACTGAGAAGGCGCTGATTGCCTTCCACGCTCCATATATCCACCCTTCGCAGAACTGGTCGGCACGATTGATCTTGGTGCTGCGTTTGATGCTTTTGCGCATGGATGCGATGTAATCAGTCCTGGCTCTGCGCAGTTGACGTGTTAAGACATCAAAACCATAAGCAGCAACCTGCGGCCTTTCGTTCGGGCCATAAAAAACAACGGTTCTCCCTAAAAACGACTTATTGAAGTAACAGCGCACGCCGAACGCATGGCTGAGCAAATTGGCCAGATAAACCACATATTGTGGTAACTTTTCGGCGTGAGACGGTGAATCCTTACTGCCGGACTCTTTAATATCTATCAGGTCAATATCTGATTCATTCAGTCCATGAGCACGCATTAAATTTTGTGCCTGGCTGATGGCATTTGCCGCCTCATTTTCGTTTGTGCTCCGGCGTGCCAGATTCAACAGCTTCTTAATTTTTTCCAGGTATTTTTCTTTATTGCTGTCCGACATATCCCACCCCCAGCCGTTCTGCCAGACGCTCCAGCTTTTTCTGCTTCTGGAAGTCAATTAACTTACCCAGTCCATTGAGGCGGAATTGCTCGATCATGATTTCGACATCAGCCATTTCACTGGCCATATCGACCTCGTTACCGAGGCCGTTGACATTGCGTGATGCGGCGGCGGCAAGTTCTGCCGCCTCCTCAATCAGTTTTAACAGTTGTGATTCAGGCCCGAACTTCTGTAATGCCAGTTGATATAACGACGAGCGGTTATTTAATGGAATACCTTTCATCAAACCACCTCCTGCTCAAAAGGAATAATAGAAAAATCCTCCACATCTTTTTTGATGGTGATTCCGGGAATGTTTTTTACTGCTGTCGGTTCATTCAGAATGGCATCTTTATTGATTTCCTCTTTCACGCGGATAAACCGGCTCAACTTCTGGCGTTTCAAAAACTCGATAACAGATTCAACACCGCGAATGCTGACTGAAGGCGGGCGGTTGCGCCACTGCACCTCACCGGTAGTCAGGTTGGCGAACTTGACCTTGCCGCCGTTGGTCAGTTCATCACGGTGAGCCTCGCACCATGTCTGGATGCCGCTTTGCAGCTCCTCCATTTTGGCTTTCAACTGCTCAATAGTCGGGGAATGACTGGCAGTAATCTCGGCGATTGAGTCATTCATTTCTGTTTCAACACGGATTAATTCACGCTGAATATCGCCGAGCTGTTTAATTCCAGCGATAACTTCGTCTTTCGTCTGCGCGACGTACTGGGCCGCCGCAGCTTTAAGCCGCTTTTTACCTTTCATGTTTATTTACCTTATTACTGATGACTTAATTAATGGCTTCTTTCTTCCCACACCACGCGGCAATTATTCAGATGACACTGATATTTCTGATACCTCCCGTTGTTATCAATACCCGTTGAATAACGAACCGCCTGACCGTCATTCACCATTTTCCTGCACGCCGGGCCTGATTTAACAATGATGGTCGGGCGTTTACCAAACTCGATAGATAACCCCTCGACGGGGATTTGCAGCGCAGTCAGTCGCGCTATTGCTGCCTGTGTTGCAACGATGGCTGCTTGTAATTCCGGGTTAATATCAATCGCTATTCGTTTACTGAGGCCCATATATTTACCTCGCTCAGTGATAATTTTTCCTGTCCGTTTCTGCTCCGGTTTCTGTTACTAATTTTACTATTAAATTCCCTTCACTACGTCCGCATTAACCACAGGAACACCGATATCGGCAGCCAGATTCATCGCTGCTATCACCAGATTGCTGACAGCCAGCGGATACAGCAGGCTGACGCTTTTTCGCCCGGCGAGTTGATTACTCAGCCGTGCACGGATGGCGTCGATAGCGCTTGCATCGATAATGTCGGCCAACTTTTTCCCGGCGCGTGCCAGCTTGAATGTCAGGAACTCTTCAAGAGAGTTATCTAGCGGCAGCAGTTCAACAACCTCGCAGCGCTGGACGACTTCCCGCACCTCCAGATTGCGTTCAGAGAGCTTCGTAGCCAGTTCCGGCTGTCCAATCAAGACGATGGATAACAGCTTCTTAAAGCCGCTTTCCAGTTCGAAAAAACGCTTGAGGTGCTTCAATGTCGGGATGGGCAGGCTGTGGGCTTCTTCAATCACCAAAACGTGGTTGTAACCCGCTGCACAGCTCTCTTTCAGCACACGATGCAGTTGACGGTAACGTGCGTCTTGCGAGCGTTTGACGCCCTCAAGTGGCGATATTGTGCTGATGATGGCCTCAGCGATTGCCGCCGCCTTCAGTGTTTTGCCCTTAACGTCGTTATCCTCCATGGCGATGATGTATGGCTCGATAACAATCACTGGCGCGTTCTCGCGGTTGATACGTTCAATCAGGTCGCGGCGCAGTGTCGATTTGCCTGCGCCAGACTCACCAATAACCGCCATAAATCCACCGTGCCGGGCGGTCTGGTAAAGCGCTTCGCGCACATAGCGTATATCTGGAGTGGTAAACACATCGTCGGCACCTTGCATGGCGTCGTCGGCAAACGGGTCACGGAACAGCCCGAATGCCTTTTTTGTTGCTGGAAATAACACCTGTTTTTTGAGTAACATATTCTCCTCCGTTGTGAGATCTGTTGTATCTGCTGTGCGGGATGTGCCGTCCTGCACAGCATCAAAACTACGTTGTGTTTCAATGCCATTAGCCAACAGAAAGGCTGTCAGACGTTGGCGAATTTCCCCGGTGTTGGTGCGTGGCCACTGGTCGTGATTAAGAATTTGTGCCAGTGTGGCCTCTGACACTGCGATGCTTCTGGCGACAACGGCCTGTGACAGTTGTGCCTGTTTTAACTGTCCTTTCAGTACCAACATGCTCACCCCCCCCTTAATTGCCGTTGACGATGTTGATAAAGTTGGAAACCGGCGCTATCAGTGACGTTGCTATTTCATCAAGCTGGTCTTCAGGTACGCCGTCCGGCCAGCGTGAAGCCATCAGGCGGAAGTGCTCGGCTGTCCACTTTTGTCCGCGTTCAGTAAAGCGTTCCCGCAGAATTTTGGCTGCTTCAACGTGGGTCAGTGGGCGTTGCTCAATACGCGGCCCGCGTACCTCTGATGCCTGGCCACGACGCGGCATAAATGTCGGCAGCGTGGTGTCGTCGATGTGTTTATACGGGTCAAGTTTTCCGCTGAACGGCAGCGCCTGCGCCTTGCGTGCTGCTGCCGCGTCGGTGGCGTTATCTGTACCTGTCACCAACTGTTCCAGTTGCTTGGCTGCTGTCTGGGCGGGCGTGTCCGCCTGGGCTTTGTAGCGCTCGCCGATAACGGCAGCGGAATCAGCGAAACCGAATTCGTTCTTGGTGACTTCATCAACCAGGAAAAACGTTTCATGGCCATCTGCGCCAGTCAGCACCACCTGGGCAGCATCAGTGCGCCACGGGTTGCGGGTAATCAACAATTTTTCGCCAACCATCACGCCCGGAACAGTAGACACGTCGTATTCAATGCCCCGGAACGAAACACGAAGTTTTGGCGTGACTTTGCGCTCTTCCGGCGTTGCCACGGCCAGCTCACGGCAGACTTCGACGGATGGCGCTTTGACCAGTTGCTCTGCGGTGATTTTCAGCCAGACGTCGGTGCGGGTTCTGTTGTGCCTGCTGTGCTCCACCGTGGCGTTAAAGTGTGCACGCCACTTTGCTGCCAGTTCGTTCAACTCTTCCAGGCTGTGTACCGGCTGGAACTTCAAGCCCGGCTCAAGCTTGCGCTCGATAATGTCACGTGCCTTTTCCACGCTGCCTGTCGAGCGTGCCGCATGGGCTTTGTGCGCTATTAGTTCAATGCCCAACGCCCGGCACAAATTTTTGGTCATCCCAGCGGTGTTGGCCGAGCCGGGGTCGAGGTAGAGGATTTTCGGTACGCCGTGCAGCACATCGGCCCCGCCACGCTCCTGCATTGCGTTAATCAGCACAGAACACAGGTTCTCGCCAGATTCAGCGCCCATCACATACTCGACGTAGATCCAGCCGCTGGTGTGGTCGGCTATTTCGTAGCTCCAAACTCGGTCACTGGCGATGCGTGCCAGATTTGCGGGTTTGTTCTTGTAGAACCTGGCGCTATCCATCACTTGCAACCCTTTACTGCCGTTGCTGAGGTAGTACAGCGTGCAGAGCGAGGCGTCGATTTGCCATACGTGGTTGGGATGGAGGCTGGCCAGCTCCGTGACCGGTGCTGGCTGGCTTAACTGGTCAGGGTGCAGTCCATAATTGCGCAGTGCGCGGCTGATAGCAGTTTCGGACAACGGGATAAACTCACCGGTGGATTCATCCAGGCGGCCTGCCGTAATCATGCCGTTGGCACGCAGGGCTTCAACGGCATCCGCGATGGAATAAAGCCGCTTGCCGTTTTTACGTGTAGCTTCCCTCAGCGTGGTGGATATCACGGCGGCATCGTCACGTGTCAGCGTGCTTTGCCCGGCGTCAGTGCGCTTTTTGCGTTTATCCGTCACTGTGACCTCCTTCAGCTTGCGTAACAGCGTGGCGCGGGACATGCCTAGCTCCACACAGGCAGCGTCATAAATAGCGCCACGTCCACCGTGCCCCGCCTCGCGGGCGGCGCGGGCGATGGCGACCAATCTTTCGGTCAGGGCAGCACTCATTTATGCGTCCTCGCTATTCATCCAGTCCGGTTTTTGTATCTGCGGCTCGGGTTCATCCAGAAATGCAGGTCTGTCAGTACCTGTGGGCGAATCGGGAAGGTCAAACGTTTCCCGCAGAGAGCGCACCTGCGTTTCCAGCTCGCAGAGCAGCCCCGCCATAAAGTCTTTGGGGACATCAATAAGGCTTCCAGCGCAATAGGCGACCAGCGTTTCAAATGCATTGGCCAGTCGAACGGTAATCGCCGATTCGGCATCGGTAGCAACGCCTGCAACCTCGGTACGCAGGCGCTTGACTTCCTCGTCAGGCTTGGGGGGCTGGAGACGGGATTTCTTTTCCAGCTTTGTTGAAAGTGTGTCAATTTTCTCGTTTTTATCGGCCAGCACGCGCTGCTGTGCAGCGTTGGTTTCACGGGCTTCGCGCAGAGCGGCTTTCAGTTCCCGGCTGGTCATGCGGTCAATGTCATCCAGCGTCATGCCAGCAACTGTACCGCCATCAGCCAGTTCAGCGAGATCTTCATCATCTTCTGTCATTAGCTCAAATAGCTTGGTTTTACCTAAAACCGACAGCGCTGTCGTTTTTGACTCAAGTTTTGGCGACATGTATTTAAGGGATGCTTTCATCATCCGCTGCGCGGCTCGTTCATGAAGCCCTAACTGAGACTCAACAATTTCGATGAACTCACCATGTGGTTCGTTTTCTTTGAGAATAACCAGACGTTTACCGGCTTCCAGCATGGCCTCGGCTGATTGCGCCATATAAAAACGCGCCTCGTGAACGATGCGATCACGTTCATACGGCAGGCCATCACCAAACTGCTGCATAATTTGCATACGGTGTTCGGTCATTGCATTCAGTTTTACATTCAGTTCGCCCGATAACGGAGCGTCTTCCACTAATTGAGACGGTTCTTGTTTTGTACGTGCCATCGTTCTTGATCCTTATTAGCGGCTGCCAGCAATGAGTCGCTGACTCATTTCATTGATTCTGTCCTGCGCACGGGCGATTTCATTCGCGTGCGCGTGGGCTATTTGCAGTGTCTGCATTGAAAGGGCAAAACGTCCGTTGTCCAGTTTTTGCGCTAATCCTTCCTCGATCAGCGTATTCAGTGCGCGATTAATATTGGCTGGCGAGTCGTCTAACGCAGCGGCTAACTCGCTGTTTGACAGCCCTGTGAGGGTGTGGCCCTTGAGAGCTTTAAACACCTTGAGAATGCGGGTGCCAGCGCTGGAAACGTTCAGTTTGCTCATGGTTATGCCTCCAGAATCAAAAATCGACGTGCGGCGTCATAGTCGGAATACGGCGTATCGCCCAGGTCGTCCACACCTCTTAATCCGGCAAAATCATCAACACGGATAATGCTGTGCGCCGGGCGGCCCGGTTGCCGCTTAACACGGCGGATAAACGTCCCGTTCAACGTGTTACCTGATGGTGTTAGCGGGGTAATTAACACGCGCTGACCGGCTCGCAATGTGCTGGGTTTCATGCTGTTCACCGTTTTCGAATATGTGATAATCTGTTTCCTATATTGATAGGATTTGGTCAGGCAGCGGGCTTTAGGCCGAGCGCTACAGCAATCTCATGGGACTTGCCGTACTTGGCTTTTACAAAGCCATTCAGTACGCGATAGACGGCTTGCCGTGGATAACCGTTTTGCGCCGCCCACTGTGTGACCGTGACACCGCGCTGATGCAGTTGCTGCTTAACCTGGTCTGGAGTCTTTTGCATGGTCTGGCCTCCTAAGTGGTCAATGATTATTGAATGATGATTGATTGATTTATGATTAATATTAGTCCCAAAAATGTCACATGTAAAGCTATGGAGGGACAAAAATGTCACAAGGGAAACGGCTAAAAGATGAGCGTGAGCGCTTAGGGTTTAGTCAGGCTGAGTTTGCTGAACTCGCAGGTGCATCACGCAAGACACAGATTCGTTGGGAGCAAGACGAATCATCGCCAGGCATTGATGCAATGCATCGTTGGTCTCAAAAAGGGTTGGATGTTGCCTATGTTATTACTGGTCAGCATCAAGAAGCGAAATCAGATCATGGCGCGGATATAGATGCAGAGTTGCTAATAAAAATTGTCCAGAAATTAGATTTGATTGCCAAATCTGCTGGACGGCGTTGGACATCTGACGAACTCATTTTGCAATCGTCCAGAATCTATAATTTTTTAATAAAAGAACGCTCGGTTGATGACGTGAAAATTGACAGCATTCTAAAACTGGTGGTTAACAATTAATATCGAAGGGAAAAAATGGATAGCCGAGAAAAAGAGCTTTCGGCGCTAAGTGCGCAGATTGCTGATAGTTTGAAAGGATTGCCTTTTGATGACGGACAGGAAAGACAAATAACGATAACTGTAGGCGGGAATAATCCTGGCTCTATTCACGTTGGTTCGGTTGTCAACATCAATCCTGCTCCACAGCGTCCTCTTGCACTCCATGAAATGGATGATCATACTTTGCGCGTAATGCGCAAGAACCTCACTGTGAAAAGGAATGATGCAAAACGTCGCTGTCATCTTAATGGCCCTTCAATGATGAGTCTTGCTCTTATTCTTTCGGCTTTCTTTTCTGCTTTATTAAATGGCTATTTGTTGATCAATAAAGAACCACCAATATTTATTCTGGGTGAAAAAGTCTTTTTTGTTTTTATTGGATGGGCGTTTCTTTTATCTTTTTTTGTTAAGAAAATGGATAAAATCAGAAAGATAGAGTCAATAATCATCAATGAAAATCAATCAGTTATTGATGCGATAGACGTGATTTTACGCCGTAGAAATTCATGATTTAACACCGAATAGACCACTTTGACTATCAGGCTTGGTTCGTTCTTTTGTTTTTATATAAGGATATGAGATGAAAGAGTTATTTTCCCTTGTTGGTGCTGTTGTTATCTGGGTATTTGTTGCCAGGTATCTTTCGCGTATGTTCATCAAGAAAGGTCATAAACCGTGGTTAAGTAAAACCAGTGGTGTTTGCGTCGGTTCGGTTGTTGCCCTGGCTTTTCTGGTCGCAGTCGTTCCAACTGCATCTCAAAACGCGTCAACACAAAATATTACGGCTGAAACAAAACCTGCATCTAAACCGCATGATGGCTGTCTTGAAGTGTATAAACCCGATGGCCCATCAGAATGGAACTGTGAGAAGAAAGAAGTACCAGCACCAGCACCAGCACCAGCACCAGCACCAGCACCAGCACCAGCACCAGCACCAGCACCAGCACCAGCAGAACAGGCTGAAACTGAATCCACCCAAAAACCAGAGAAATATTTCGACATTACACCACAAGAATTTGCGAAGCGTATGAATGCCAATCTGGCCAAATTTGAATCGCCATTTAAGCTGAAAGTGGTTATTAAGTCCGGCTCGGTTAACGATACGTTTAACTACATGTTTAATGATCGGCTTGCTATTGTTGGAACAGTATCAAAATCGAATGGAAAACTGGCCGGTGTAATATTGATGCTGTCAGGGGATGGCACTACAGAGTCAGGGTTACATGTGTTTGCCATCGCAACATCAGCCTATTCTGCGCTATTGGGCAAAAACGAGTTGGGTACGGGAGTGCCAGCAAATTTAGTATTGGACTTGTTTAAAAAGGAATCTGGGGATGCAGCTAAGATATTAAATAATATAAAATTCACATTGGTTAAGAGTGAGCAGATAGGAAATATGTTCACGGCTGATCCATTATAAATACTATCCTAATGCCCTTTAAAATCCCCACGTAGCACAATCCGTCATGCTGTCTCCACTACACAAGGAGACAGCTATGAACCTCAAAAAATTCCGCATCAAACGTCTGGAGCGTCTTTTCGGCTGGCAGATTACCGCTGTTCTGCTGCTGGCCGTGATTGCACTGGTATCACCGCAACAGCTCCCCGTTGTTATCTACAAAATCGCCCTGATTACGCTTGCTGCTGTGCTCGGTTACTGGCTTGACCGCTCGCTGTTTCCCAAAGCGGCCCTCGGCCAGTACCTGAAGCATGAGCCGTCTTTGATGGATGTCGGCCTGTATCCGGTCAAGACCGGCTATCACATGGTGTTTGCCGCTGCGCTGATTCGCCGTGCGATCATTGTCGCGGCAGTGTGCCTCGCAGTGGCTATGGGCCTGTAATCATGGGCTGGCCGCAAATTATTGTCATCATCCTGATGGCTATCAGTTTGGGTGTTGAACTGACAAAACATGGCGAACCGCGTACTGGCAAACGTAACTTCTGGTGGCACCTGATAGGCGTGAGTATTAATGCGCTCCTGCTCGTGTCAGGCGGTTTTTTCAGTCAGGCCCATGCCGCCCAGCCGCCCGCTGCCGCACAGCAATATCGCAACGACGTGATCCGTAATGCTCGCCTCGACTGGGGGCTGAATGCCCCCATCGCAGATTTCGCCGCCCAGTTGCATCAGGAATCTGGCTGGAACCCGCGAGCGGTGTCGCCCGTTGGCGCTCGCGGCCTGGCACAGTTTATGCCGTCTACAGCCAGCTGGATCAGTCAGGCCGTTCCTGACCTGACCGCTAATCAGCCGTTTAACCCCGCCTGGGCCATCCGGGCGCTGACAAGCTATGACCACTGGCTGTGGCAGCGCATCAATGCTGCCAACAGTTGCGAGCGTATGGCCATGACGCTGTCGGGCTATAACGGCGGATTGGGCTGGGTACAGCGCGACCAGAAGCTGGCCGCACAACGCGGGCTGGATAGTCAACGCTGGTTCAGTCAGGTTGCCACTGTCAACGCCGGGCGGCATGACGCCGCCTGGCGTGAGAACCGTCATTATCCGCAGCGCATCCTGCTGGAACTGGCTCCGCGCTATCTCGCATGGGGGGGCCGTAGCTGTGTTGACCGGGCTTAATAATCTTCCCTGGAAATTGTTGATCTGCATCGCTGCTGTGCTGGTCGCGTTGGGTTTTGTCCACCAGCGCGGTTATCAGCATGGTTTTACACAGGCTGAAACAGAGGGCAAAGCAGCGCTGGCCACATTGCAGGCCGACTACACGCGGCAGGCCCAGCAGCAGGCCGAGCGGGATAACGCGGCGCTGGTCGCATTACAGCAGAGTTATCAACAACGGGTGCAGGCTGCGAATGACGCCGAGCGGGAATACCTCACAACCACAGACGCCCTGCGTACCCAGAACGAAAACCTGAAGAGGAAAATCGACGATGTTACCCAACTCTGGATTGATGCTCGCGGCCAGGCTCACCCTGTGCAGTGCGTGTTTACTGCTGGCTTCGTGCAGCAATACAACGCCGCCTTTGGCATCGCCGCCGGAACAGGAATTGCCGCCCCTACCGGCGGGTCTGGCGACCAGACCACAACCGCTGGCCCCGTTGACCGCTGGCTACGCGACAGCGGCGTCACACAGCGCGACATCCTCGCCCACAGTATCGACACCGGCGAGCGCTACCAGCAATTAGTAGCCCAGATCAACGGCCTGCTGGACTACATCAAGGCGCTACAGAACAGGAAGGAAAAATGAAAATTGAAGTGGAATTCTGGACGCTGGTCAGCCTGATGATTGCGTTCATGGGCTTTGTCTTCACTGTAGCCCGGATGTTTTTTGCCCAGATGGAAAAGCGACAGGCGGAGCGCTTCGCGGCCTTTGAGTCAACGCTTAGGGAATCGGCAGGCAACCTGAACAGCCTGGAGCGCGACCTGATGGCGTTAAAAGCGGAGATGCCGCTGAACTATGTGCGCAGAGAAGACTATGTGCGCGGTCAGACGGTCATCGAAGCCAAGCTGGATGCGCTGTACAACAAATTAGAGACGGTGCAAATGTACCGTAACGGGGGATTAAATGGTTGATATCGCTCGCGTGCGACGTGAATCGATGCGCTGGAGTTTACTGGTTGCACTTAACAAAACCCGGCCTTACACGGCCAGCGAAACGCTGCTGCTGGATATCGCTCGCGCTATTTATGCCGACACTACGGCGCTGGAACTGCGCCGGGAGCTGGATTACTTGTCAGACCGCAAGATGGTCGATTTGACCAAGCGCCCCAGCGGTGACTGGTTTGCAGACCTGACACGTCTGGGCGTGGATATCGTTGAGTACACGGTGGAATGCGGGCCGGGTATCGCCCGCCCGGAAAAATACTGGAGTGAGTGATGGCCAGACGCAGCACTATCGACAAACTGCCGGATGATGCCCGCCGCTGGCTTGAGCGTGCGCTGACCGAATCGGGCTTCAGTGGCTATGCCGAACTGGAGAGCCTGCTGCGTGAGCAAGGCTACGTTATCAGCAAGTCGGCTATCCACCGTTATGGCCAGAAAATCGAGCGTCGTTTTGCGGCAATTCGTTCAGCAACGGAAGCCGCCCGGATGCTGACTGAGGGTGCAACTGATGATCAGGATGCGCGTTCGGAAGCGGTGATAGCGCTGATACAGACCGAGCTGTTCGAGAGCATCGTCCAGTTGCAGGAAGCTGACGAAGAAGAAATCGATCCACAGGTGCGCGTAGAGCTGCTGTCAAAGGTGGCGAAGAACGTGGCGACGCTGTCGCGGGCCAGCGTCAATCTGAAGAAGTTCCAGGCAGAGCTACGGGACAAAATCGCCGCGAAGATGGATGCACTGGAAGCCGAATCGAAACGGTCTGGTCGCATTGATGCGGAAACCCTGCGCCGGGTACGCGAAGAAATCTACGGGATTGTCAAATGAGCGCCGCCATTCAGTTACACCATTATCAGCAGGCGTGGTTCCTTGATCGCGCCCGTTTCAAGATTGGCATGTTCGCCCGTCAGACCGGGAAAACATTCACCACCACGCTGGAACTGGTAGACGACGCGTTTGAAACAGAGGTGGCCGGTGGCCGCACGCGCTGGGTGATCCTTTCTCGCGGCGAACGGCAGGCGAAGGAAGCGATTGAGGAAGGCGTAAAAAAACACTGTCGGGCCTACAGCCTGGCGATTCAGGAAATCGAAGGCGGGTTCAAAGGGGAATCAGGCGAACGTTACACCATGCTGGATGTTGTGCTACCCGGTGGCTCCAAAATCACTGCATTACCAGCCAACCCGGACACCGCACGCGGTTTTTCCGCCAATGTGTTTCTGGACGAATTCGCGTTTCATGCCGACAGCCGCAAGATTTGGGCCGCGTTGTTTCCAGTCATCTCGAATGGCTGGAAGTTGCGCATCACGTCAACGCCGAACGGCAAAGGCAATAAATTCTACGAACTGATGACCGACACGAAGCTGGCAGATATCTGGTCGCGTCATGTTGTCGATATTCATCAGGCAGTGACAGATGGTCTGCCACGAGATATCGAACAGATGCGGCTGGCGTTGAATGATGACGATGCCTGGGCGCAAGAGTTCGAGCTGAAATGGCTGGATGAAGCCAGTGCCTGGCTGTCATTTGAGCTGATTGATGGCGTCGAGCACGATCATGCCGGGCTACCTGATCATTACACTGGCGGGCCGTGCTTCGTGGGCGTCGATATCGGTATCCGTCACGACCTGTTCGTCATCTGGGTACTGGAACAGGTCGGTGATGTGTACTGGACACGGGAAATCATCACCCGTAAACGTACCACCTTCGCCGAGCAGGACGCCTTACTGGACGATGTGTTTTTCCGCTACCGGGTGCTGCGCTGCTGCATGGATCAAACCGGCATGGGAGAAAAGCCGGTGGAGGATGCCAAATACCGCCACGGCAGCAGCCGGGTTGAGGGCGTCATTTTCGGGTCAGCCAGTAAACTGACGATGGCCACACGTGGAAAAGAGGTGTTTGAGGACAGACAAATCCGCATTCCTCGTGGCAGTCAGGAACTGCGCAGTGACCTGCATAAATTACAGAAGGTGTCAGGCCCGACAGGTGTTCCGCGCTTTGTCGCCGAGAGTGACAGTGGCGGTCACGCAGACCGGGCGTGGGCATGTTTCCTGGCAATTAATGCATCAGACGGCCCTGCTGGCCCGGTCACCGTCAATTCACGCCGCCGCCGTTCGTCCACCCGATTACTGGAGAATTACTAATGGCACGAGGCATCTGGGTGTCCCCCACTGAATTTGTCAATTTTGCCGAGCCGAGCCAGTCGCTGACAGCGCAGATTGCCGGGCGTGAGCGGTCAATGGATTTCGCTGCCTTCGGCATGTATCTGCCGAACCCCGACCCAATCCTCAAAGCACAGGGGCGCGATATCAAAATCTATCGTGAACTGCGCACTGATCCACTGGTCGGCGGTTGTATTCGTCGCCGGAAGGCGGCGGTGCGAACATTGGAGCGCGGTCTGGAGCGCGGCACAGCCCAGGTGCGGGTATTTAACTTTGTACGCGATATGCTGGCTGATTTGGATGTCTCGCGCATTATCGGCGAGATGACTGACGCCGTTCTCTACGGCTACCAGCCGTGCGAATTGATGTGGCAACGCAGTGCGAAAGCCTGGTCGGTGTCTGATGTGGTCGGCAAGCCGCCAGAGTGGTTCATGTTCGATTCATCCAACCAGTTACGTTTCCGGGCGCGGGATGCGGGGCTGAACGGTGAAGCCGTACCGCAGTACAAATTTCTGCTGCCCCGGCAGGACGCCAGCTATGACAACCCCTACGGTTTCCCTGACATGAGCATGTGTTTCTGGCCTGTTGCTTTCAAGAAAGGCGGCTGGAAGTTTTGGGTACGGTTCGCAGAAAAATATGGCAGCCCCTGGGTCATTGGCAAACACCCAAGGGGCACAGCTCAGAGTGAAATCAACACCCTGCTGGATTCACTGGAAGCGATGATTGAAGACGCGGTGGCTGCAATACCGGATGACTCGTCAGTGGACATCAAAGAAGCGGCGGGCAAATCTGATTCCAGCGAGATTTTCCAGAACCTGATCCGGGAATCACGCAGTGAAATTGCGATGGCGCTGCTGGGGCAGAACCAGACGACTGAAGCCAGTAGCAATAAAGCCAGCGCCCAGGCCGGACTGGAAGTGACGGCGGATATCCGCGACGGTGATGCCGATATCGTGACGGGTGCCATCAACCAGATGATCCGCTGGGTGGTTGAGCTGAATTTCGGTAGCGTTGACAGCCCCGTTTATCAACTGTGGGAACAGGAATCCGTTGATGATGTGCTCGCCACGCGAGACGAGAAGCTGAGCCGTGCAGGAGCGACGTTCACCCCACAATACTGGAAACGGCAATACCAGCTTCAGGACGGCGACATCGACGAAACGCCTGCCGCCGGGGTTGCCGGGGTGTTACCCCCTGAGTTTGCCGAAGCCGTGGCCGCTGACCTGAACGCACAGGATACGCTGGATGAGGCACTGGATATTTTGATGAACGGGGGCACGCTGACTGCGACGCTGGAGCCGGTGCTGGCCCCACTGTTTGAGCGGGTTCAGGCGGGCGCCCGTCCGGTTGATTTGCTCGGTGAACTGACAGAGCTGTATCCGCAAATGGGCAGTGATGACCTGCAAGAACGTCTGGCACGTATCCTGTTCGTGGCTAACATCTGGGGGCGTCTGCATGAGCGCAACAGCGGCTGATCTGGCGTACTGCATGACCCTGCCGCCGAAGCGTGCCATGCAGTATCTGCGTAAAAAAGGGTTTGCGATTAGCTGGGACTGGGAAGAAGTCTGGCAGGAGGCCCACGCCAGGGCGTTCACCGTGGCCAAAGTCACCCGGCTGGATATCCTGGAAGATATCCGCGCCGCCTTACAACAGGCACTGGACGAGGGCAAAACCGGCAACTGGTTCCGCAAGGAGCTGGAGCCTGTTTTGCAGCGCAAAGGCTGGTGGGGGCCGCGAGACACGACAGACCCGGTGACGGGTGAGCCGGTCACTATTCAGCAGGGCAGCCCGTGGCGGCTCGATACCATCTTCCGTACCAATATGTCTGTGCTCTACAGTGCAGGCCGCTGGGCAGAGCAGATGGAAAACGTCGATGACCGTCCGTTCTGGATGTATACCGGCATCAACGACAGTCATACCCGCAAAAGCCACCTGCAACTGCACGGCAAAGTATTTAGGTTCGATGACCCGTTCTGGCAAGCGTTCTATCCGCCGAACGGGTGGCGCTGTCGCTGTTCGGTGATTGCGCTGAGTCGTGATGATATCCGTGCGCGTGGCATGAAGGTTATTGAGTCTGCCAATATGATGGGCTGGTCGTTGAAACTGGTCAGCGAAAAAACCGGTGAAATGCAGCAGGTCGCTACGTTCAAAAGCGGTGGTCATGAGGTGTCAACGGATGTGGGCTGGTCATATGCGCCGGGTGCGGCGTACCGGCCTGACCTGGCACGGTATCGTGGCCCGTTGTCAGGGCTGGCAAAACAGGAGTTAACACAATGAGTACGGTCTCTGTCACTATCAATGACCGCGAGCTGCGGCGCGGGTTGCGTGCGCTGGAGATGGCGGCAACAGACATGACCCCGGCGATGCGTAAAATTGCTGGCACGTTGCAGACGGAAACTGCACTGAATTTTGGCGATGAGGGGCGGCCGAAGTGGCTGGTGTCACTGGCCGCAGAAGACCGCAGTGGTCAGACGCTGAGAGAAACGGGCAGGCTGGCTGCGTCAGTATCGACAGACTATGATTCCAGTCATGCAACTATCGGCACCAATGTTGTCTATGCCGCTATCCATCAGTTTGGCGGCAAGACTGGCCGTAATGAGTCGGTCGAGTTACCTGCCCGCCCGTACCTGCCGATTGATGCCGACGGTGAGCTGCAACCCGAGACAGTCCGCTCGGTTCTCGATACGATACAGCGGCACCTTGAATCAGCGGCTCACGGTTGATTTTTCGCATTGCCGGTACGCAGATGTGCTGCGTGCTGGCAATACGGGCTGAAAATCCTTTATAAAGCCTTTACAGGCTGGCTTTCTGCCCACCTCTCACCGCGCCATGCGGTAGTGTTTTCTAAACGCCATTAAAATCCGTTTTTCTCACCATCGATGACACTGACCCTGTTTAACGAAAACAGGACGGTGTTATGCCTTTACACATCTTCAAATCCGGCACCCATACCGACATGCACGGCACGACATTGCCGTTTACGCCTGCTGATTTGGCTGCGTGTGCAGCAGCATATGACCCGGCAGTGCATGAAGCGCCGATTGTGGTGGGCCATCCGAAGACGGATGACCCCGCCTATGGCTGGGTTGCGTCACTGTCGGCAACGGGCAGTGACCTGCTCGCCGAACCGGCGCAGGTTGACCCCCAGTTCGCCGAGCTGGTCACCGCCGGGCGCTATAAAAAAATCTCCGCGTCGTTCTATCTCCCGGACAGCCCGAACAACCCGAAACCGGGCGTGCTGTATTTGCGTCACGTCGGGTTTCTCGGCGCACAGCCGCCGTCCATCAAAGGGCTACGCTCTGCGGCGTTTGGTGAGCAGGAAACCGGCGTTGTTGAGTTCGCTGACTGGGGGCTGATGACCAGTGCCAGCCTGTTCAGCCGTTTGCGCGATTTCATCATCAGCAAGTTCGGTCTGGAAGACGCAGATGCTGTGTTGCCGCCCTGGCAACTGGATGCCCTGCGCGATGAAGCCAACCGTGACGACGCGAAAGACCCCCCGGCGGCGTTTAGCGAGCCGCCACATTTACCATCAAACGAGGATTCGACAGTGACAGAAGACGAAATTAAAGCGATGCAGGCAGAGAACGCCCGGCTGAAAGCCGACGCGGAAGCACGGGCGAAAGCCGACGCGCAGCGTCGTCAGGAAACGGTTCACACCAGCAATACGGCGTTTGCAGAAACCCTGGTGGCGAACGGCACACTGGCACCGGCTGCACAGTCGGTGGTTGTCGCGCTGCTGGATGCGGTTTCAACGGGCGACAAGCCGATGGAGTTCTCCGAAGGCGACGTGACCCGACCGCTGGCGACAGCGTTCAAAGACCTGCTGAGTGGCGCTACGCCTGTGCTGCTGTTTGGTGAGAGCGCAACTAAGGTGCGTGTGCAAGACAACCATGCCGTACCTGTCGAAGCGGAGTTCGCAGAAGCCGACCCGGCTCGACTGGCTCTGCACAACAAGGCTAAGGCACTCGCTAAAGCTGAAGGCATCAGCTACGACGCTGCTGTCGCCCGCTGCCTGTAATTTAAGGAAAGGAAACTATGTCTGACTATTTGAGAGGCAAACGCATCGTTGATCCGGTGCTAACCAGTGTCGCACGCGGGTATCGCAACGCTGCCTTTATTGGCGAAAACCTGTTTCCGGTCGTTCTGGCCGAGAAAGAAGGCATTATCGTGCCGCTGTTCGGGAAAGGGGCGTTTGTGGAGTACGACACCGAGCGCGCTATCGGGGCGGAAAGTAACGTGTTGCTGCGCGAGAAATCCAGCTCGATGGATATCGTGCTGAACGAGCACGACCTGGCGGCACCGGTTGATTACCGTGAACAGGCGGAATCGCTGTTCAACGAAGAAGCGAAAGCCACCCGCCGGGCAACGAACGGTATCGACTTAAAGCGCGAGCTGTATGCGGCACGCCTGGCGCAAGACCCGAAAATCTACCTCGACAAGTCAAAGAAATCACTCGCGGCAGCAGAGCGCTGGGCGGGTGGTAAGGGCCAGCCCGTCACGTTGATCGAAGAGGGCATTGAGGCGGTCAGAAACGCGATGGGAGTGCGTCCAAATGTGATGACACTCGGCGCAAGCGTCATGGCTGCGTTGCGCTATCACCCCGCTATCCAGGCGCAGATCGGGGCCAATGAACGTAAACGCATCACCGAAGAGATCCTGGCGGATATTTTCAATATCCCGAAAGTGCTGGTCGGCGGCGCTGTCAGTTCCCCGGCGGTCGGGAAAGACCAGTCTGACATCTGGGGTGACTCACTGATGCTGCATTACGTCGCACCGGTTACCGCCGGGGCTGAAAGTGCGGACGAGAATGAACCCTCGTTCGGATATACATTCCGCCGCCGTGGTATGCCGGTAGTCGATAAATACCCCGGCGCGGGCGGCAAAGTGAATTACTGCCGTTATACCGATATCTACAAAGTCGCGGTAGTTGGCGGCGATGCCGGGTATCTCATTACCAACATCCTGAAATAACGGGGGCATCATGAGTGCAACACAGCAACCTGTTTTGACCACCACCATCGTGGCCTCCGCCGCGCTGACCGCACAGCGTTTTGTCGGGGCAGATAATGCCCCGTGTGCTGCCGGAGCGATTGCGCTCGGGGTGGCTGAAGTTGACGGTGACTGGGCTACAGCCGTGCCGGTTAACGTGCTGGGAATTATTGCGGTTGAAGCGGGGGCGGCTATCGCACGCGGCCAGGCTGTTCAGTCCGACGCCAGCGCCCGAGCTATCCCGCAAGTCGCCGCCGCTGGTGAAACGCCTGCCGGTGTATCGAACGGCATCGCGCTGGATGCGGCGATCGCCGAGGGCGACATCATCCGCATCCTGCGCGGGGTGTGACATGTACTGCACCCTGGCGGATTTGATTGAGCACGTCCCGGAACAGACGCTGATCGAGCTGACTAATGAGTCGGTCACGTTTGATAACCGCCCTCCAGTCAATACGACGGTGGTTGATAGCTGCATTCGCTATGCCGATGAGCAGATCGATGCCCATCTGCGCGGGCGGTACACCCTTCCGCTGGCCGAAATTCCGACCATGCTGCGCGACCTTGCGGTGACGCTGACGCGCTACCGGCTGTATGCCCGGCGGGCGGAAGGTGCTATGCCTGACCTGGTGAAAGATGATTACAAAACGGCACTGAAACAGCTTGAGCAGATACGTGATGCAAAGCTGACACTAGGGGTGAAGTCAACCGGCACCGATGCACCAGAGCGTGGGGAATTCAGGGTGCGTGGGCGTCAGCCCACGTTTGGCGGGCGCAACGGCTCACTGGATAAATTCTGATGGACGTTTCACCGATTGTGGATGCCGTGGTATCCCGGCTGCGCGAAAAACTGCCCACGTTGCACATTGAGTATTTCCCGGAAAAACCGGCGGACTACCGGCTTAACCATCCTACCGGGGCGGTTCTGGTGAGCTACGCCGGTTCCAGGTTCGGCAAGCCGGAAGATATCGGTGCGATGTTGCAGGCCCAGACCGTGACGTTTAACGCCACTGTGGTGTTCCGACAGCTCAATGGTCGCCAGGGCGCAGTAGCCGTGCTCGATGTATTACGGCGTGTGCTGTGCGGTTACAAGCCGCCCGGCTGTAACCGGAAAATCTGGCTGGTGCGGGATGTGTTTATCGGCAACATCGCGGGGTTGTGGCAGTACGCACTCGATTTTGCGACCGAAGCCGTACTGATTGAAGACACCGATCTCCCTGACGGCCCGTTACTGGCAGGGATTGAAACAGAGGAACAGGACGAATGAAAAACTATCGCTACACCGGCCCGGCCAGCGGCGTCACGCTTGCCGACGGTACGGAAGTGCTGCTGTGGCCCGGCAAAGACGTCTCGCTGCCGCAGGATAACGACTATGTGAAAACGCTGGTCGCCTTGCAACACCTGACACCGATTGATGACCAACCTGTCGCACTGGCTAAAAACCGGCAGTCAGACAAGATAAAAGACGAGGTGAACAGTGGCAGCTAACTATCTGCACGGTGTGGAAACCACCGAAGTTGAAACCGGCGCTCGCGTCGTCAAAGCCGTGAAGTCAGCCGTGATTGGGCTGATTGGCACCGCACCGATTGGGCCGGTCAATACCGTCACGCTGTGCACGTCTGATACCGCTGCGGCGAAATTCGGCGGTCAGTTGACGGGGTTCACGATCCCGCAAGCGCTGGATGCCATTTACGACCACGCCGCAGGCACTGTGTTGGTTATCAACGTGCTCGACCCGGCAGTGCATAAAACGCATGTGGAGAATGAGCCGGTAACGTTCGACAGCAACGGCTCGGCAACGCTGGCTAATCCTGTTGTGGCCAGTCTTGTGCTGAAGAAAGACGCCAGTTCTGCACCGTATGTACTCGATACGGATTACGCGCTGGATCAACAGATGGGCGTCATTACCCGGTTGAATAAATCCATCGATACGGCGCTGGCCAGTTACGACTACGCCGACCCGACGAAAGTGACCGCCGCTGACATCATCGGTGCCGTCAACGCAGCGGGAAATCGAACAGGTATGAAGCTGTTGCACGATACCTATAACGCATACGGCTTCTTTGCAAAGATTCTGCTGGCACCCGTTTACTGCACACAGAACAGTATCCGCGTCGAGCTGCAAGCACTTGCCGAAAAATTAGGGGCGATGGCATATGTTGATGCACCTATCGGCACGACATACGAGCAAGTGATCACCGGGCGCGGCCCTGCTGGCACCATCAATTTCAACACCAGTTCTGCGCGGGTCAGACTGTTTTATCCGCATGTAAAAGTGTACGACGCTGCATCTAACAGCGAACGGCTGGAGCCACTGAGCCAGCGTGCTGCCGGGTTGCGTGCGAAAGTTGACCTGGAAAAAGGATTCTGGTGGAGCAGTTCTAACCAGGAAATCCTGGGCATTACCGGCGTTGAGCGACAATTGTCAGCAATGATTGATGACCCAAGCTGTGAAGTGAACCTGCTGAACGAGCAAGGCATCACGACAGTTTTCAACAGTTACGGCACTGGTCTGCGGTTGTGGGGGAACCGTTCTGCGGCATGGCCAACTGTGACGCACATGAAGAACTTTGAGAACGTGCGCCGGACGGCGGATGTGATCAACGAGTCGATTCGGTATTTCAGTCTGCAATATATCGACATGCCAATCACACAAGCGCTTATAGACGCGCTGACCGAATCGGTAAACGCATATGGTCGTAAGCTGATTGGCGACGGCGCATTGCTGGGATTCAAATGCTGGTATGACTCGACCCGCAACGAGGAAACCGAGCTGTCAGCCGGGCATCTGTTACTCAGCTATAAGTTCACACCGCCGCCCCCGCTCGAACGCCTGACGTTCGAGACAGAGATCACATCTGAATACCTGGCTAATCTAACTTCCGGGAGTGACAGCTAATGGCCAAAATCGAAGTTAACCGCATTACTAATGCGAACATTTACCTGAACGGCACTAATCTGCTGGGCCGCGCCGAAGAGGTCAAATTGCCGGACGTCACCATGACCATGCAAGAACACAAGGCGCTGGGGATGGTGGGAAAAGTAGAACTGCCATCCGGGTTTGATAAGCTCGAGGGGGAAATCAAGTGGAACTCGTTCTACCGTGACGCGATGCTGTCCGCTGCAAATCCGTACAGCTCGCTGTCGTTACAGTGCCGTTCTAACGTCGAGCGTTACAGTAGCCAGGGGCGCATTGATGAAGTGGCGCTGGTCACATACCTGACCATCATGTTTAAGAAGAACCCGCTGGGTACATTCAAACAGCATGAGAATGCTGAGTTCTCCAGCTCGTTTACCTGCACGTACATCAAACAGGTTCTGGACGGCGAAGAATTGCTGGAGCTGGACTATCTCGCAAATATCTTCCGCGTTGGCGGAGTTGATCAACTGACTGATTACCGCATCAACATTGGCGGTTAAGGAAAATCAATGAGCGAAAAAGTGGTATTAAACGCAGCGCAGATTAAAGCGCTGGCTAAGTTTGCAGAGGATGATGGCCAACCGTCATACACGATTACACACGGCATTATTCCTGCGTTCGAAGCCGATGATGGCACGGACGTACCGGAGTATAACGGCCTGATTGCCTATTCAGACTCTGAGCAGCATGGCGTATTACAACTGAGCGAATAATCGTTCATAAATTTGCTTCTATATAAGGAGGGGTTTCCCTCCTTTCTTCATTAAATCCCTTTAATATCTGGCTTACAGCCTGCCATGCATACTGCTCCTGAATACCAACCTTTTATTCAGGAGCACCACATGTCTGATGTCATTTTCCCTCTTTCTATCCCGTACACCACTGCGGCTGGCGTCCGTATCGAATCGCTGACGCTGCGACGCCTGCAAGTTAAAGACCTGAAAGCTGTGCGCAAGGTCAGTGCTGAGCCTGCTGACTGGGACGATCTGCTGATCGCCCGTTCCTCTGGATTTGTGCCTGAAGATTTTGATGGTATGGATTTGGGGGATTATCTGGAGTTGCAGAAACGATTTCAGCAACTCACTGGATTGGCTAAACAACCCCAGGACGCTGATGCAGTCGCAGGGGCTGCTGGCGAGGTGGTTCCGCTGGCAACCGAGTGAATTAGACGCGCTGGAGGTGGAAGAATTTGAGGACTGGCTGGAAATAGCCAGCCAGCAGATTAAGCGTGAGAACGGCGACGACGATTCAGACGGCTGACCAGCGAACTGATGGCGGCAAACACGATGGCCAGCAGAGCTATAACGGGTTGCAGGATAAAGATAACCGGCACCATCACGACCGATAGCACCGCTGCGCCGACGAGCATCATCACCACCCACATCAGGGTATCGCTACTGGTGTGGGCAGTATAGATGCCCCACCGCACCAGCAGATAGATGTACAGGCCGCCAATCGCTGTGACCAGCATCCCCTTCAATAGCGTCAGCGCGTTTTCCATATCTGTATCTCCGTTTCACATAATTAAAGGAAGAGTACATCGTGGCCACTGAATTTTCCATCGGCGTCATTATTGGCGGGGCGATATCCGGGGCTTTTCGCTCTGCGATGTCCGGCACGCGTCGCACGCTGGATTCGCTTGGCGATGTCTCACGCCAGCTCACTGAACGGCAGAACACACTGACCCGTGCTGTTGAGCGGTATGGCCAGGTCGGCTCACGCAGTGCTCAACGACTGAACACTGATTTACAGCGTGTCGGCAGGACGCTGGAACAACTGCAACAACAGCAAAAACGGTTGCAGTCTGCGGCGGCAATGAGCGACTCGGCAAAAGCGAATCGCATGGCGCTATACGGCCATGGCGTCGAAACCTATGCGATTGCCAGAACGGCAGCGTCACCCATCATGGGTGCTGTACAGCAGTATGCGAGTTTTGAATCCGGGCTGCGTGATATTGCGGTGACGGGTGATTTGGATAAAAACCAGGAGCAGGCAATCGGAGCCGCTATTCGGCAGGCCGCGTTAAAAGTCAATCAGACTCAGGAGGCGTTGCTGGGCGGTGTCGGACAATTAGTTGCGGACGGCATGAACCCGGAACAGGCGTCAAAGTTCGCGGGAATGCTGGGTAAAACAGCGACAGCGACAAAAGGTGACATGACAGACCTGGCAAAAATGACATATGCATTCAGTTCTGCATTGCAAATTACCGATCCGAAGGAAATGGAGGAAGCATTTGCGATGGCGGCAACTGGTGCGAAATTGGGATCGTTTGAGCTGAAAGACATGGCGAAATCGCTGCCAGGGCTGGCAAAAGCGTTTGCGGCCAAAGGCATCGTCGGTAAGGACGCTATTACTCAGATTGTGGCCAGTCTTGAGGTGGCCAAAGGGTCTGGCTCAGCGGAAGAGGCTGTCACTAATATGACAAACTGGCTGGCAGCAATGAACCGCAGCGACACAATTCAAAAGTATGAGAAAGCCGGGATTAACTATAAAGCATCCATGCAGGATTACGTCGCAAAAGGGTTTTCGCAATATGAAGCCTCGCTCATGATTGCCAACCGTTTTATTGATGATAAGGGCAAGGTATTTGCGGAACAGTGGCAAAAGGCCGGGGCAGTCGGCGATAAGGACACCCAGCAAAAATTATTTGAATCATTTGGGTTGGCAGAAATTTTTACTGATATTCAGACTGTCCAGCATTTGGTTTCAATGCGTCAGGACTGGGGAAAGTATCAGTCAAATAAGCAAACAATGAACAGCCCTGATGCTCAGCAAACATTGGATAAAGACGCCGCAAAACAAAATGACACGCTAGAAGCCAGGTGGCGACAAACAAAAATCAGGATGAATGAAGCCGCGATAGGAATCGGAGAGTCATTAAAGCCGGCGCTGCTGTCATTGGGTGAAACCATTATTCCGCTGCTGGATAGCACAGCAAAATGGATCGCAGCCAATCCGGGAATTATCAAAGGTGTTGTGACAATTGCGGCGGGCTTGCTGGCGTTCAGGGCGGGCGTAATCGGTGCCCGACTGGGTATGAACCTGCTGTTATCCCCGATTGTCAGCACATATAAAGGCGTCATGCTATTGCACTCAAAATGGACGCTATTGCGGCTGGCGTTCAGCGCTGGTGGCCGTGCTCGCCAGTGGATCAGCATGTTCGGCAATCTGGCAAAATCTGCCATGACTCTTGGCCGGATTTTAGGCAGCACATTATTACGCGGTATTACATTGGTCGGGCGTGCGGTACTAATTATGGGCCGAGCGCTATTAATGAATCCCATCGGATTATTAATAACCGGCATTGCCGTCGGTGCGTATCTGATTTACCGCTACTGGCAGCCGATCAGCAATTGGTTTAAACAACGCTGGGCTGATATTAACGCCGCGTTTTCAGGTGGCATTGGTGGTGTTACGCGGCTAATTCTCGACTGGTCGCCCCTCGGCCTGTTCTACAAGGTTTTTGCCGGGGTGATGAAGTATTTCGGTGTTGATATGCCGGGTCGGTTTAGTGAGTTCGGTGGCAATATCATCAGTGGGCTGGTTAATGGCATCCGTAATAAATGGGAGGAAGCAAAAGCCAGCGTCGGCGAACTGGGCGATAACATCAAGGGCTGGTTTGCCGAAAAACTCGGTATCCATTCGCCTTCCCGGGTGTTTATGGGGTTCGGTGACAATATTGCGCAAGGCGCAGCGATTGGCATCAGTCGCAGTACCCCGCTAGCCTCTGCTGCCGGGCAACGGCTTGCAACAGAACTAACGCCAGACATGCCCAAACTTCCTGCCGCTGCCCAATCATTTGACCCGGCTAATTTGCGCCGGGGCAATGCCGCATCAGGTACGGCATCTGCGCCGGGTATCCAGGTGTCATTCTCACCGACGATTAACATTAATGGCCAGACGCAAAATGGCAGCTCGCCAGATATCGCCCGTGCGCTAAATCTGTCACTCAACGAGCTTGAGAAGATGTTACAGCGCATCGTTGCCGAGCAACAACGACGGGGGTATGCCTGATGTTTGCTGTGTTAGGTGATATTGAGTTTGAGCTGATCACGTATTGGGATGGGTTTGAAGCCCAGTTCGGCGTCGACTATGCCGAACACGCGTTAATTATGGGCAAGCCACGGTTGCAGTTCATCGGTGAGAAACTGGACGAAATCAGCATCAGCCTGGTGTTTAACTGGCTGTACTGCACGCCGGAAACAGAGCTTGCACGGCTGCGCAATCTGATGCGCACCCATAAAGCCCAGGCATTAGTCTTTGGCAACGGCGACTATCGCGGCTGGTTTGTTGTGACTGACGTTCGGGCGACCAGTGAGCAGACCGACCGTTCCGGCAATGTGCTGGCTCTGAACGCACAAGTGACACTGCGTGAGTACGTCGGCGACCCGAAAAAGCCGCTCACGGCCCCCGCTGTCGCGCAAACAGTGCCGAATCCCAAGGCAGTAGCAAAGTCCACTGCCGCCGCCCCCAGTGGCATGGCATCAATGGTTCGCTCTGCTGTGGGCTATGCGCGTAATGCGCAGTCAGCGTTACAGACAGCAACAAGCACCGTTCGTCTTGTGCAAAAGATGGCGACCAATCCAACGGTTGCATTAGCTCGCGTGCCAGGGCTGATGACGCAACTGGGCGGCGTGGCGACGCCGCTCTCTAACTCCATTCCCGCTTTGTTGTCAGTCACCGGCGCGTTCCCTGATGCCGCTCGCGCCGTCCGTTCGTCAAGCCAGGCGCTGTCAATCGTCAATAATGCGCGCTCGTCACTGATGGGCGTCGGCAGCGGGAACATCGCGGCAACGATGAGTGAAGTGAGTACGCAACTCGGGTCAGCGACAAGCATGATGAATACATCATCACCGACTATTAGCAGGATGACTGCGGCCATTGCCACCCGGAGGGTTTAAGGATGTTTATCGAACACATCACAAAAGCCGGTGAGCGCTGGGACAGCATCGCTTACACCTATTACAGCGACCCGATGGGGTATGACCGGATTATTGCGGCTAATCCGCATGTGGCTATAACGCCGGTATTGCCGTCCGGTATCGTGCTGGCCATTCCCGTCATCGAACCGGCCGACGTCAACAACGTGGAGGATACCCCGCCGTGGCTACGCTAACGACTACACAGCAGCAACAGCAATCCGATACCGCCCGTGATGTGCTGATACCGATGTTTTCCCTGACGTATCTGAAGAAAAACATTACCCAAGATATTGCACCCTATGTGCTGCGCGTGACCTATACAGACAACATCAAAAGCGAATCAGACACGATAGAAGTCGAGCTGGAGGACGTAGACGGGAAATGGGAAAACCAGTGGTATCCAGGAAAAGGTGACACGGTGAACCTGAAGATGGGCTACCTCGGCGAAAAGATGCTGGATTGCGGCACCTTTTCAATCGACGAGATTGAAAGCCGTGGCCCGCCGTCAACTGTCTCTATAAAGGGTGTTGCGACGTCGGTAAATACGGCGTTGCGCACCAAATCAAACCGTGGATTTGAGAACACCACGCTCGGCGCGATTGCAAGTCGCATTGCTAAAAAGCACAAGCTGAAACTGGTCGGCAGCATTGAACCTATCAAGTTAGACCGTGTGACACAGAATAATGAAACCGACGTCGCGTTCCTCAAGCGACTCGGTAAAGAGTACGGCTATGCAGTCAAAGTGACAGCGACGCAGATTATCTTCTCGCACCTTGACACGCTGCGCGGGTTGCCGAGCGTGATGACGCTTGCAAGGACTGATATCGCAAGCTATTCGCTGCGTGACACTATCAACCAGGTATATAAGTCAGCAAAACTCAAGCACCAGAAAACAGGCGATAAAAAACTGGTGGTGTATGAAGCCGATGGCGGTGTATCTCAAAGCACAAAGACGGCCAAGACTGCAAAAACACACGCCGACACCACCAGCGCCGACACGCTGAAAGTGAATGGCCGGGCGAGTAATCAGGATACCGCTGAACGTAAAGCGACTGCGGCGCTGAATTCGCATAATGAATACCAGGAACAAGGGCAAATCACAGTGATGGGGGCCGTTAAGCTGGTCGCTGGCAATAAGGTCACGCTCGCTGGTTTCGGCAAGTTCTCCGGTGACTGGCTGTTGAATGCAGTGCGCCATACGCTGACGCGCAGCAACGGTTACGTGTCAGAAATTGAGATTGTGCGCGGGCCGCTAACAAAAGGGACGAAGAAAAAAAAGACCACTACGCTGACCGTGTATCACCCGGACGGCACGACGTCCACGACAGTGAAGGAGAAGAAAAAATGATGCGCACCGGTACAGTCAGCGCCGTTGATCCTGCGACATGCCGCGCCCGCGTTCGTCTGCCGGAGCTGGATAACATGCGTACCGGCTGGCTGGATGTGGTGCAGCGCAACACGCGAAACAATAAAGACTACTGGCTGCCCGATGTTGGCGAACAGGTCAAAGTGCTGCTGGATGAACATGGCGAAGATGGTGTGATCCTCGGCGCGGTCTATTCCAGCGTCGATACGCCGCCTGCAAATAACCCGGATGTGCGTGGCGTGACGCATGGCGACGGCGGTGCTTTCTACTATGACAGGCAGACGCACACGCTGACGATTAACGGCGGCATTGAGCATATCGTGATTGAGTGTGCCGCTGATGTGACGGTCAGAACACAGAAAGTCACCCTTGATGCACCCGAAACAGAAGTGACCGGTAATGTTCTGGTGAAAGGGAAGCTGACATATCAGGGCGGGCTGGCCGGTTCCGGCGGCAGCGGCGCGGCGGCGGTCATTCAGGGGAACGTCAGCGTAGACGGCAATATCAATGCCACCGGTAGCGTCATAGATACCGGCGGCAACTCAAACCACCATTCTCATTAATTAATAGGTAACAGTCTTCCCTGTTTTATCCGTAACCTCGACCTTCGTAACGTCCCACCCCGAAATATTTGGGTTGAATGATGTATAAAAGGTGATGTGTTCTAGGTCTGTTTCCGGGATTAAATTATCAATGATTTTCTGATGTTCTTTTTTGAATAGATAGGTATAGCCTGCTTGTTCAGGTGTGGTGACTACCCCCGACTGAAAATGATTTTTGGATTTTAAATAAAGTAATGTATTCAAATCATACTGAATCATGTCCATAAATTGGTTCCTTATCATTACTGTGTTTATAGAAGAGCTTTTTAAGCCTCTTTAATATTAGGTTATTCCTTTGGGAGCGATACTGCCCCCATGAATACGAACTCTGTTTTTTGGCAACCGAAGCTCAAAAACCCCGGCACGATTGTCGAGGGTGCTGACGATATTGCCCAGGCCATCAGCATTATTCTGCGCACACCACGCGGCAGCGACCCACACCGTCCGGAGTTCGGCAGCAATCTCTATCTATACATCGATTACCCAATCGACAGAGCAATACCGCATGTTGTCCGCGAATCCGTCGAAGCTATCACACGGTGGGAGCCGCGTTGCAAGCTGCTGGCCGTCAAACCGACGGTTGACGGTGAACACCTGACGCTGCGCGTGCAGTGGCAAACCACGACAGGTACTGATACTGCAACGGAGATTCTATGGCGGTAACGACAGAGCCGGTTTTCATCGAACGTGATGCCGATGCCATCACTGCCGAGATGATTGCGATGTATGAGGCAAGCAGCGGCAAAACACTCTACCCGGCACAAGCCGAACGGCTGTTACTGGACATTATCGCGTACAGGGAAATGTTATTGCGCAGTGCCATTCAGAATGCTGCAAAGCAGAACCTGGTGCGGTATGCCGACGCACCAATGCTGGATTATCTGGGCGAGCTGGTTGGCACATACCGACTGTCGGCCATCGCGGCGATTATTAAGCAGTTGCTATTTACTGTTGATACCGCGTTGCTGACAGATGTGCTCATTCCGGCTGGAACTCGCGTCAGCGCGTCTGACAGCGTGATATTTGCGACTGATACTGACGTGGTGCTGAAGGCTGGACAGTTCTCCGTCACCGTATCTGCAACATGCACGGAAGCCGGAACCATCGGCAATGGCTGGCAACCGGCGCAGGTCAGCACACTGCTGGATGAAGTAGATGATCTGGATTTCACAGTCAAAAACCTGACTGCAAGCAGTGGTGGGTCAGATGACGAGTCTAATGATCATCTGCGTGAGCGTATCATGCTCGCGCCTGAAGCGTTCAGCACTGCCGGGTCGCGGCTGGCCTATCGTTATCACGCAATGAGCGCACACCCGGACATTGTTGATGTCGCTGTTGTTTCGCCTGTTCCTGGCACTGTTGCACTGTATCCGCTGATGTCCGGCGGCACACCATCAGATGCCGTTCTCTCTCTTGTCGAAAGCCTTTGCTCTGACGAAAAAGTGCGACCGCTTACCGATACGGTTTCTGTCGCTGCCCCGGTACAGGTTAATTACGAAATCCGGGCATCGCTGGTTATTCGGCGCGGCGAACTGGCAGACACTGTGAAAACGGCAGCAGAAAGCGCAGTAACAGCATGGGCAACAGCGAAAGGCGCAACGCTGGGTAACGATATCGTACTCAGCCAGTTGATCGCAGCCCTGTCTGTAACAGGGGTATATGACGTTGTGGTTGCGTCACCAGTCGCATCGTTGGCCGTCGCAGAGCACCAATGGGCCAACTGTACGGGTATCACGATTACCGTCAGCGGGGTGTCTGATGACTGATATGCAGCTACCGCCGATCATCGCATCTGACGTCAGTTTGTCTGCGCTGGCCAATCTCACTACTCGATTTGATGACCTGAATCTTGATGCGCTGATGGTGTATCTGGTCGATATCGTTAATGAGAGTGCGCTGGATGCACTGGCCGATCAGTTCTCTCTGAAAGGCGATGGCTGGGAACTGGCTGAATCAGATGATGCGCGACGGGCGATGATCAAGACCGCTATCGAGCTGCACCGTTACAAAGGCACGCCGTGGGCGATACGGCAGGTTTTTCGTAGCCTCGGATTCGGCGAGGTCGAGCTGATAGAACACCTTGGCAGGCTGAATTACGACGGCCAGCGCAATTACAACGGGATGATGGTGTATGGCGATTCCGCTGCATGGCCGATTTACCGCGTACTAATGAGCCAGCCGATCACAAACGACCAGGCGCAGCAACTCAGAAACACGCTCGCCATGATTGCCCCGGCACGCTGCAAGCTGGCTAGCATCGAATATACCGCAGCACCAATTCGCTACAACAACAGTGCCAATCACGATAACAGCTACAACTACGGGAGCGCCTGATGGCAGAGTTAACAGAAAAGACAGAGTGGGTAGATGGTATCTATCAGCTCGAAACATCCGATCCAGTTATGGGTGGGCCTGGGGGTATTTCTAACCGTCAAGCCAATCAACTGGCAAACAGAACTGCATACCTGAAACAGCAGCAAGAGCAAACCGGAAATGCGCTGACTCAACATGCAACAGCGGCAAATCCGCATCCGCAATATGCGCCGATTGCAAGCCCAGCGTTGACCGGGGTGCCGACTGCACCAACTGCGGCGGCTGGTACAAACTCGACGCAGTTGGCGACAACGGCGTTTGTCTCTGCTGCAACGGCGAATTTGTCAGCAAGTACAGCAAATGGTCTGGCTCAAAAAATCGATATCGCCGAGATTGTAGGGATCCCGCTGCCGTGGCCGCAGGCGACTGCACCGACAGGCTGGCTGAAATGCAACGGTCAGGCGTTTGATAAAGCCGTGTACCCACGGTTGGCACAGGTCTACCCGTCCGGTGTGCTACCGGATTTACGTGGCGAATTTATTCGTGGCTGGGATGATGGGCGCGGGGTCGATAGTGGGCGTGCAATTATCAGCAAGCAGAGTGCAACAGCGTTACGAACCGGTGCAATGGATTACAACGGTAGTGATGCGGACAGCGTCGGAGTGTATATCGGTATCGGGTATGCCGACCCAGACAGTTCAGTAAACACTGTCAATTTTACAAGTCAGGGCTATCCCAATGGTGCTCTGATGTCTGGCAGCGCGGGAAAGGACAACGGCGTTTCCGGTACAGCCAGTAATTCGGTGTATTCGGGAGGTGTTAATTGGATAACGATGCGCCCCCGCAACGCCGCCTTTAATTACATCGTGAGAGCCGCATAATGAGCGAAAAATATTCCGTTGCCGTGCAAGGTGCCCAACTGGGCAAGAATGGGCTAGCCACAACTGCTGGTTGGATGACTGTGTATCATGTTGACCCACTAAACAATGAATACACGGGTGCGAGCTATGAATATCTGATGACTGGTACGGGTCTACCCGCAGACAGTTATGCAGACGCCCCTACGTTGCCGTCAGAAGGACAGGCGCTACGGCGTAGTGTTGACGGGACGAGCTGGGAACATGTGCCGGATTATCGTGGACAGACCGTCTACCGCACTGCGGACGGCAAGGCACAGATGGTGCAGAATATCGGTGCGCTGCCGGACGACGTTACTGCTCAGGCACCGGCTACTGCGTTTGATGTGTGGGATGGCACACAATGGGTTACTGACATCGACGCTCAAAAAACAGCAGCAAAGAAGGTTGTGCAGCAAGAGCTGGATAAACGTAAGTCTGTGGCAAGCAGCAGAATCGCTGAGCTGACATATGCGGCAAACCTCGGCATTGCAACAACTGACGAAGAGGCTGCACTGAAAGCGTGGCAAACGTATCTGGTCATGCTAAGCCGTGTTGATGTTTCAGATGCTGAAATAACATGGCCTGACATCCCAACTAACTGA